CATGGAGGCGTGCGCCGGAAGCTGGCGGACGAGGTCGCCGAACGCGATGACCTGGCGCGCAGGGCCGCGGCTCGGGAGCCGGGGCTCACGGTGGCGCTCGTGACGACGATTGCCGCAGGGATCGAGCAGCGGATCGAGTCCCTTCAGGCGGAGGAAAAGGCGTTGCAGCCGTCGGTGATCGACGGCCTGATCGAGCCCGGCCCGGACGTCCGGAAGCGGTGGAAGCCGCTGCCGATCGAAACGCGGCGGCTGATCGCGCGGCGGCTGCTGGTGCCGGAGTACGTCGGCGAGATCCGGATCAAGCCAGTGGGCCGCGGTCGACGGCGCGTGCCGATGCCGATCACTGAGCAGGTGATGATCGTTCGCGATGAGAAGGCCCCGAGCAGGCGCGGCCGGGGGAAGCGGCGCGCGTCCTGACTGCGGGCGGCTAGACCTCGCCGGTTCGGCGGCTGGCCTCGCCTCGACGGAGGTCGGCGAGGCCGGTTGCTAAGCCGGTGATCTGGCCCTCGTCGTACGCCTCTTGCAGTATCTGCTGCACGTCGTCGCGAGTGATCATGCGGCTTTCCAGCCCCTTGATTTCCGCGATGAACTTGTCGCGATTCTTCCGGTGCGAACGCAGTATTTGCCGCGTGCACCAGGCGAATATTGCTGCGGATGCGGCAGTCCCCGCAATTACCAGGTGAATGTTGAAAATCGTCGTCGGGTCGCCGTTCCGCAGAAACGACAGGTGGACGACGAGCAGAGCGAGCAGCGCAACAGCCAGCCACTGAGCAGCCCGCTGAACACTGTGTGTTACCCGCTCTGGGTGAGACCGGACCGACACATCCCCTCCTTTTGCCCTGGTCGGGCATTTCCGTACGAGGGGAACATCGATGTTGCGTAGCGGTGCGTTAGTCGACAGCTGGCGAACCACACGTTCGGCCTATGTGGCAAGTCACTGTTGGACAGAATCAAGAATGCTCGTTGTCCTCGGCGACTTGCGACGCTAGGGTGTCGAGCGTTTTTCGGTGGATGTCCACGGCTCTTTGCAGCAGCTTTTGCCGCGCCTCGTCGCCATGTGCTTTTCCGTGCCACACCGCCAAGCGCGCAATCTCTCGCGGCGACATACCGGCCAATTCCTCGTCGGTGGCGTCCGGTGGATTCCCGGTCATGAGCTGCCGGAAGCCGGTACCGGCGGGCTGCCTGAGGAAGGTGTCAACCTCCGCGCCGGCCGTTTGGCGCGCGGTGGTGCCGACCGCTCGGCGCAGGAACCGGTCGATCGCCGCGGCAACCTCTTCGCTGATGGGCGACTGTCCTCGGCGGATGCGGAGGAGATGCTGCGGGCTGATGTGCAGCTCGCCCGCGACGCCCGTCCACTTCATGCCCCGGTCTAGTCGTTCGGTGTTGAGCTGCCCTATGAGGTGTTCCAGCTGGCCGTTCAATCGAGCCTCCCCGGTTGACACATAGCAACACATTACCGCACATGTGTGAACACGCGGAAGCACAGAGTGTCGTGATCAACTCGTGATCGCACATGTTCACACATGTGTGGACATGTGTGGCTTTGTGTCGTACGTTCGCACCATGCCCCGAACCCCTCTCGCCCTTCCGGTCAGCGGACGCAAGTTCCGCGAGCTGCGCGAGCTGGCCGGGCTCGACCAGGCCGAAGTCGAGGTCAAGACCGCCGAGCGCGGCCACCGCGTCGACCGCACCCGGTTGAGCCGGATCGAAACCGGACAGGTCAAGCCGACCGTGAAGCAACTCGCCGTGCTGGTCGCCGTGTTCGACGTCGAAGTGGCGGCCGTCCTGGAGCCCGTCGCATGACCGCGCCGCCGGAGACCCCGCTCAAGCCCGGCCAGCACGTCATCGTGGCGCGCCCCGGCGAGTCGGCGGCCGACTTCATCGCGCGGCTGATTGCGACCGCGCCGAGCCCGGACGCCGCGCTCGCCGAAGACCTCCGGCACTGGCTGCCGCCGGTCGCCGCCGAGCCGGTGCTCGACCTCAAAGCCGCTGCCTGAAACAGAAAACGCCCGCTCCGCAGCCGTTGCGGGACTGCGGAGCGGGCCCGACCAAGGGAGATGCACCTCCGATGACCGACACCGACTATCCCACGAGAGCCAATTACGTCGGCCGCCACCGCGCGCCGGATTTCCTCGAGACCTTCGCCGAGGCGGCCGACGAGCACACGCTCGAGCTGGCGGCGATCGCCGCCGAACCGACCGGGCCCGCGGCTTGGTTCGCGCGGAACCTGACCAGCGCGCGCCTCGCTGTCATGGCCGCTGCCGTCGGCGTGTTCGCCGGTGCCGGGCTCGGGTGGTGGCTCGGATGACCGCCGTCATGGAACGCACGCGCGTCGTGCTCGGCGGCCCGCCGGTGCTGCGGCCGGTGATCGAGACCGAGGCCGGGCGCGCCGAGTGGGAAGCGGCGTCGACGGCCGCGCAGGAGCCGGAGCAATGCGAGTGGTGCCAGCAGGCGAAGCACCTCGTGCGCTGGCGGATCACTCCGCACCCGGGCGACACCCCGGCGCCGGGCGTGCTCGATGAGCTGGTGGGCGCGTGCCATTGCTGCACGTGGGGCCCGGCCGGGCTGTACGAGCGCGCCAGGCGGGAAGCGACCGACGACCGAGACATTCAAGTCGAGCACCTGGAGCGCGGAGGCCGCTGGGTGCGTTGGGAGACGCGATTCTGATGGACGACAAGATTTACTGCGGCGCAACAGGATGCGGCCACCGCGCGGCGTTCCGGGCCGAGCGGTTCGAGGAAGACTCCGAGGCGCAGCACGCGTGCGGCGGGCACCTGCCCGCCGCCGTGCGGGCGGTCTCGGAAGACCTGCCGGTGATGGTGCGCCAGCTGCCGAAGCGCGGTGCGCGATGAGCGCGCGGATCGTGTCGGCGGACGCCGTCGACGAGGCGCTGGCCGCCACGGACCGGCTCGGCCGGATGCTGCGCTCGTGGCGGGACGGGATCGAGCGGGAAGCCGCCCGGTTCCTCGGTGAGACGGAGGAAGGCGATTACCGCGTCGAGCTGACGATTACGGTCGAGCTTGACCCGGCATGGGTGGGGCACGATCGGTCTCTGCGGTCGCTGGCCGAGTCCATTGTGGACACGATCGACCACGAGCCCGGCATGACCGTGTCTGAGGCGAGCCGCGCGGCGGTGACCTCGTGACCCTGACCGCGTTCCCTGACGTGATCCAGGGCTCTGACGAATGGCACGACCAGCGTCGCGGCATCCTTACCGCGTCCGTCGTCGGGCAGCTGGTCACGCCGAAGACGCGGAAGCCCGCGGCCAACGCCGCGAGTCGTGGCATTACGGCGCAGCTCGTCGCCGAGCGGATCACCGGCTACACCGACCCCACCTACGTCGGGGACGACATGCTGCGCGGCATCGAGGACGAGCTGCGGGCGCGTGACCTGTACGCCGAGGTCTACGAGCGCCCCGTCCGGCAGGTCGGTTTCCTTCTCCGCCAAGAGGAAACCTGGCAGCTCGGCTACTCGCCCGATGGCCTCGTCGGCGACGACGGCCTGATCGAGGTGAAGTCGCGCCGCTCCAAGCTCCACCTGCGCACCATCCTCACGGGCGAGGTGCCCGACGAGTACGTGGCGCAGTGTCAGGCCGGGCTGCTTGTGTCCGGCCGCGCGTGGCTCGACTTCATCTCGTTCTGCGGCGGAATGCCCATGTGGCACAAGCGGGTGCTGCCCGACCCGGAATGGCACGCCGCGATCATCGCCGCCGCCGAGCGATTCGAGGCCGCCGCCGTCGAGATGACCGCCGACTACCTCGCGAAAACCGAGGGACTTCCCGCCACCGAGCGGACCACTTTCATGGAGATGAGGATTTGATGGACTTGTCCGACACGATCGCCCCGACGAGCGACCAGCTCGACGCCGTCGATTTGCTCGGCGGGCCGAAGACGTTCACCATCGAGCGGGTCAGTCCGGGCAACGTCGAGCAGCCGGTGAACATCACGCTGGCGGGTTTCCCGCGCCCGTGGCGTCCGGGCAAGTCGATGCGGCGCGTGCTCGTGGCGTGCTGGGGACCCGACGCGGCAACGTACGTCGGGCGCCGCGTGACCCTGTACTGCGACACCTCGGTTCGGTTCGGAGGCCAAGAGGTCGGCGGGACGCGGGTGTCCCACCTGAGCCACCTGGAGAAGCGGAAGCAGGTCCCGCTTTTGGTGTCTCGCGGGAAAAGCGCCGTGTTCGTCGTGCAGCCGCTCGCCGAGACGACCGAGGACCGAATCGCCGAGTTCAAGCGGGAGTGGAAAACCGCTGACCCCGAGCGGCGCAAGGTGATCGAGGCCGAGGTGGCAGCGCTGACGAACGCCGCCGACCACGACCAGGCCGCCGACGACGCGACCGGCGGTGACGCATGAAACTCGCCGTCCCCGTTGCCCCGCTCGTCATCATGGGTGGGCGCGAGCCGCAGCCGCTGCCGATGATCCTTAGCTACGAACCGAACCGCGACCCGTACGCCGTCACGCTCGCTCTCTCGCGCGACCCCTCGCTGGCGTGGCTGCTCGGGCGAGAGCTGCTGCGCGACGGCCTCACCGCCGAAGTCGGCGCGGGCGCGGTGCGCGTGGCACCAAGCGCGGATTTCCTCGCTCTGGGGCTTTCCTGCCCGTGCTGCGGCCAGCCGGTCGGGCTGACCTTCTTCCGCCAGCCGATCGCCGCGTTCGTCGAGTTGGTGTTCCGGCTGGTGCCCGAAGGCCGGGAGTCCGACCGGCTCGACTGGTCGGACCTGGACGAGGTGCTGTCGTGAGCGCCGCCGCCCGGCCGGGGCGCGTGTTGCCGGTGCGGAAACCGGCCGACGTCGCGCTGGTGCTGCTCGTGACCGCCGACGCTGTCCAGGTGGTGAGCGGGCGACTGAAGACCGTCACCGCCGCCGAGGCGCTGCCGCCCGGACCGAACGACAACGTCCCGCGCTACCGGGTGAGCCGCGCGACGCTGGCACCGGCGGACAAACAGCCGCCGGGCACGCTCACCTCCCGCGAAGTCGAGGTGCTGCAACGGATCGCGCTCGGCCTGGAAAACGCGCAGATCGCGGCCGAGCTGTTCCTGTCGGTCGAGACCGTGCGCACTCACGTCAAACACATCCTGAAGAAGCTCGGCGCGATCAACCGCGCGCACGCCGTCCACGAGGGATACCAGCGCGGGGTCTTCGACAGTTTGCAGTTCGCAATTGCAGACAGCCACACTCCGCGCGACCGCGAGCCCTGACCTGTCGGCGGGGTCGCGCCGCGCACAGCCGCGGCCCCGCCGACACCCCAGTTTCCCCACTACGAAAGGAAAACCGAGTGCCCACCACTGAATCGGCCGAGGACACCAAGGCCGCCCCGCCGGACTTCGCGGCCACGCTGCTGACGCTCGCGAAGGGCAAGACGCACGCCGACCTGTCCGCGCAGCTGGCCGAGCTGGTGACCGCCGTGACCACCACGCACAAGGCGGGAAAGCTCACGCTCACGCTGCAGGTGAAGCCGCAGAAAGGCGTCGATGGCGCGGTGCTCGTGACCGCCGGTGTGGTCACGAGCAAGCCGCGGTTTGAAACGCCGGCCAGCATCTTCTACGCCACCGACGAGGGCGCGCTCGTGCGCAACGACCCGAATCAGCAACCGCTGTACTGACCCCCGTTTCCCCGCTACAGCAAGGAGAACACGCACGTGAGCAACGCGAGCAAGCTCGACGCCGACGCCAGCGAGGGCGCGCGGATCGAGGACCTGACGCGCCGTGTCGGCTACAACGAGCCGCCGGTGCCGTTCGACCTGGACGCGGACGGCGCGCACGTGGTGCGCGTCGTGCGCGACGACGAGCGGATCGAGCGGATCAACCTGGAGAGCTGGCAGGCCATCCCGCTCCGGAGCCGCGGCTCGGCGACGCTGCACGACCCGACGCATTTCGTGGACTACGTCGGACGGCTCGGCGACGGCCGGACGACCGTCTGGGGCAACGAGGACGCGAGCAGCTTCACCGCCGTTTTCAACGACCACCAGGGTCCGGCTGCTGCGGGCTGGCGCGATCACACCGCCGTTCTGCAGTTGCAGGACGACCCGGAGTGGAACGCGTTCGCGAAGCGGTCCGGCCAGTACATGAGCCAGATCGATTTCGCCGAGTTCTTGCAGGACTACGCGCCCTCGATCATTCAGCCGGACAGCGCGTCGCTGTTGGAAGTGTCGATGAATTTCAAGGCGCACCGCCGGGCCGAGTTCGAGTCGGCCGTCGACCTGGACACCGGCGACGTGAGTTTCCAGTACACGGAGCAGACCACCGCGAAGACCGCGCCCAAGGCCGGGACGGTCGAGGTCCCGCGCGAATTCGTGATCTCGCTGTCGCCGTTCCTCGGGATGCCGCCGGTGCCGGTGACCGCGCGGCTGCGGTTCGACGTGCACAAGGACGGACTGCGGATCGGCTTCCGGCTCGTGCGGCCCGACCTCGTGAGGCGTGACGCGTTCGCGGCGATCCGCGGCACGCTCGCGGCCGGGCTCGCAACGGCCGGAATCCCGGTTCTGCTCGGCGCTGCGCCGCGCCCGGTGAGCCCGCAGCAGTGACCACGTCGGGGCCCGGCCGATCCCGATTCGGCCGGGCCCCGGTGCACGACCATGACAGGAGCACAACCCATGGGGGACGAGCGGACATACATCCGCGTCCACGACGGGATCGAGGACCACCCGAAAGTCGCGGCCTTGTCGGACAAGGCTTTCCGGCTGCTGATCACGACGTGGGGATGGTGCTCGCGCCACCGCACCGACGGCCGCGTGCCGGTGCCCGTGTGGAAGAAACGCGGGACCAAGGGCGCGCGCGACGAGCTGGAGCGCGCCGGGCTCGTCGAGCCGCACGGCGATCACGTGCTCATGCACGACTACCTCGAACACCAGCGCTCCGCGGAGCTGATCGCGGAGAAGGTCGAGGCGAAGAAACGCGGCGCGAGGTTGGGCAATCACCGGCGCTGGCACGAAGAGCGCGGCATCCACGATCCCGAGTGCGAGTTCTGCCTCGCCGACGCGCCGCCGGAGCCGCCGGAACCGAGTCCCCGGCGATCGCATAGCGATCGGTACAGCGACTCGGACAACCGATCGGGAAGCGATCGCAAAACGTCGCCAGAGACAGAGACAGAGACAGAGAAAAGAAGCGAGCGAGACTCCCGTAGTTCGCTGCCCGTAAGCCGACGCACAAGCGCGCGCGACCTCGCGGGCACCGCGCACAGCCCGGCCGCGCACCGGCTCGTCAACGCCTACGCCGCCGAATGCCGTCGCCGCCCGCCCACCAGCGTCCTGTCCGCGCTCGCCGTCGAGGTCGACGCGCTGCTGGCCGACGGATGGAGCGCCGACGAGATCGCGCCCGTCCTCGGCGAATGGGGCGCGAGGGGACTGCACCCGAAGACGCTCGCCAGCGTCGCGCACCAGGTCGCCAACGCCAGCCCGCGCACCGGCTCGGCAACCTCGCCGACCGACGCGTTCGCCGAGCAATTCCTTGCCAGCGGCCGAAATCCGGTCGCCCCCGTCCCCGCGCTCCGCGCACTCCCCGGAGGTGCCTGATGCCGAGCTACCGCGCGCCCGCCGACGCGGCCGGGCTCACCGACGAGCAGATCCGCGCCGTCCTCGCCGCAGCGATGGGCTACGACAACCGCAGGCCTGGAGACCTGAACGTCGCCGCCTGGCGCGAAGCGAGCCAGGTCGGCCGGTGGACGCTCGGCGAGGCCGTCGAGGCCGTGCACCAGCACTACGCGACGCAGACGGATTTCCTGATGCCCGGCCACGTCACCCAGCGGATCAAAGCCGCCCGGCGCACTGCGCCGTTGCCTGCGGAGCGCCAGCTGCCCACCGCGCCGCCCGCCGAGCCGGAGCGCGTGCGCGCGGCCGTCGCCGAGATCGGTGCGCGGCTCGGCTGGCCCGAACGCAACACCACCGCCAGCGACCCCGAACTGTCGGTCGTCTGCCCGCACGAACGTTGCCGCGCCGGGAAACACCGGCCGTGCGGCTACCGACTCACGCGAGGCGCGCACGCGGGCGAATGGCGCCCGATCCGCGGCTACCACCCCAGCCGCACCAAAGCGGCACAACAGAAGGAGGCCGACCATGCCTGACCAGTCTCAGCAGGACCCCATCGAGAGTGCCGCGTGGGCAATGTGGCGCGCCGACGGATCGCCCACAGGGACCGCCAAACGCGACCCGTACCGGAAGCTGGCCCGCGCACTCGCCGCGCAGGGACTGCTCGCGGACAAGACCCCCGAGCAACGCCAGTCCGCAGAGATCGCGCTCGATGCCTTGCAGCGCGCCGCGGCCGAAGTGCTCGACATCCTCGGCCCCCGCTACAACGCTGGCGGGCGCCGCTACTCGATTCCCAACCTCGCCAGAAAGGCGGCGGCAGACCTGCTTCGGTTCGACAAGATCCGCGCCGTGTTCGACAGCTGGGGCCTCGACGGCGAGCAGATGATCCGCAGCCTTGTCCAGCTCGCCGACGCGAAGGCCGACCGTGTCTGAGACCGTCCACGAGATCGAGCTCCCGCTCCACGCGGGCAAACCGCCGCTCACGATGAACCAGCGGCTGAACCGGTACGAGAAGGCCCGGCGCACGCGGACGTTGCGCGAGGCCGCGTCATGGCAGGCCGCCAAGCTCAAACTCGGCACCCTCGACCACGTCAGCGTGCAGCTGCACTACGCGCCCGGCGACAACCGCGGCCGCGACTCCGACAACCTCGTCGCCACGCAGAAACCGGCCGTCGACGGCCTGGTCGACGCGAAGCTTATCCCGACCGACACCCCCGAACACCTCACCTGGTGGGCACCGGCAATCCACCCCGGACCAGGAAAACCGCGGCTCTGGCTCGTCGTCCACACCGGACCGTCGACGTGATCGCGACCCGAAAAACGCCGATGCCGGCCACGTTCGAGGACGTGGCCGGCATCGGCGCGTGCGGTTCAGGCGTTCCGCGGTTTGGGGCCCGGTTTGGACTTCCGGGTAGCCGCGTACCGCTCGGCCGCCGTTTTGATCCACCAGCCCGGCACGAGCGGCGTGGGGAACGGGTGTTGCTCGCCGCGTTCGGCAGCCTTGCGCCGGTCGGATTCCAGCTCGTAAATGCGCTGCCTGCTGAATCCGCACAGCTCCGCGAAGTCGGGTGCCGAAATCAGCGGCGGGATCGACGCCGATTCGAGCCGACGCTCGACCTCGGCGGCCGACAGGCACTCGACCAGCTCCCAATCCTCGATCACGTAGCCGCTCGCGGCCACCGCCTCGACAAACCGGTCGGTGAACTCGCCGATCTCCACCACGGGGTCGCCCCCGTCGGCGCTGGCGAGCACGGAGAACCGCGTCTCGTGCACCGAGGTCGACAGCAGGTCATCACCGGCGATCCGGCGGCCGAGCGCGAACGCGTCGAGGTCCGACGGCGCGCTGGTGAGTCTCACCCCGACGTGAAGGTTCCAGGAATTCATGCAACCATCCTCCTCCAGATATCGAGCTTCAGTCAAGGAACTCATGGGACGGTAGTCTGGGAAAGCTGGCCGGGGGTGATAGTCGCACCCCCGGCCAGCCCGCTATCCGTCGCTCGGCGGAACCTCGCCCCGGATCAACTCATCGTGATCCGGAGGCCAAGGCCACGCGAGACCATCGACTGCGATCCAGGCCATGAGCACGTAGCGGAGTTTCCACTCGTTCTCGGGGCCCAGCAGCGAAGTAGGAACCGTTCGCGCCGCGCCGCCCGGACTGACGGTCGTCATCCCTTCCTCATGGAAGGCAATCAACCAGCCCTGATCGCGCATCGCGAGCAAGATCGCAATTCCCAGCTCTCCCATTTGCATCTCACCTCCTCTCTGAAGTTGTGCCATCAGCTTAGCAGAGATACCCAAGGATTGACAAGGAATTATTTGGACAGGGAGGACCCCGGACATGAGCCGGAGTTGGTCCGGCGGAAGCACCCCCCGGTGGCGCAAGCTCCGGATGCAGATCGCCACCCGCGACCGCTGGGTGTGCGGACTCTGCCACCAGCCCATCGACCCGACCATGCGCCACCCACACCCCCGATGCCTGCACGTCCACCACACCAAGGGCAAGCGGCACGGCGACGACCCCCGCTACCTCATGGCCACGCACGCCGAGTGCAACCTCGCAGCAGGCGAGCCGGACGAGGGCGACCCCCGGCCAACCCCACGCACCCGATGGTGAACACACAGGACACGAACACGTCGATGATCAACACGAACACCCGCGAATCTCGTTGGTGCGGGGGATTTTTCCCGGCCAACCCGCGCGGCAGGAACACCCCGGCAGTGTTTTCTCTCTCCCCTGAGGGGGGTGGGGGGTCGTGAGCGAGGAAGGCGACGACATGGCCGGAGAGAACGAGGCACCGTCCACGCTGCTCGACGCCGTGCGGACGACGTGCAAGGCGCTGGAGCTGGGGAGCGAGCAGGCCGCGCGCGTGCGCGTCGCCGAGCTGCTGGCGGCGACCGTAGACGAGATGAGCGCCGAGCAGCGGGCGCGGCTGCTCGGGCAGACCGTCCCGCCGCTGCTGCGGGTGCTCGAACAACTCACCGCGAGCGCACCGAAGGGAGGTAAGGGCGTTGACGGCCCCGCCGAAAGCCCCAAGCGAGCCCGGCTCCGAGCACTCCGAGCCGAGCACGACGAACGTACTGGGACGGACTGAGGCCCGGCTGTTCACGCCGCCGCTCGTCACCGGCCCGCCGGGCCCGTGCGGGTGCGGGTGCGCGCACACGCGGCGGACGACGTACGGGTTCGCCGTAGACGACTTCGCGCGCGACATCCTGGAGCAGCCGCTCGACCCGTGGGAACGCTGGCTCGTGATCCACGCCGGTGAGCTGCTGGCGTCCGGGAATCCGCGGTTCCGCAAGGTGCTCGTCATCGTGGCGCGGCAGAACGGCAAGACCCACGTACTGGTCGTGCTGTCGCTCTACTGGCTGTTCATCGCGCGCGTCCGGCTGATCCTCGGCACGTCGACAAACCTCGACTACGCAAGGGAATCGTGGGAAAAGGCCGTCGAACTCATCGAGGAAATCGACGAGCTCGACGAGGACGTGCGCACCATCCGCCGGACGAACGGCGAGCAGGCGCTCCGGACGGTCTACAAGAGCCGGTACAAAATCGCTGCCAGCAACCGGAAAGGCGGCCGGTCGCTCAGTGTCTGGCGGCTGATCCTGGACGAGTTGCGGGAACATCGGTCGTGGGAGGCGTGGAACGCCGCGTACAACGCGATGAACGCCATCGCGGCCGCGCAGGCGTTCGCGATCACCAACCAGGGCGACGACACCGCCGTGGTGCTGATCTCGCTGCGGAATGACGCTGTCGAGTTGGTGAACGGCATCGAGCGGATGCGGCCGGACGCCGACCCCGAGCTGGGGCTGTTCGAGTGGTCCGCGCCGCCCGGGTCGGAGGCCGACGACCCGCACGCGCTCGCCGCGGCAAACCCGAACCTCGGCCGCCGCGGCATCGGGCTGCGCTCGCTGCTGGCCGACGCGCGCCGAGCGAAGCGCAACGGCGGCGAGGAGCTGGCGCAGTTCCTCACCGAGATCCTGTGCATGCGCGTGCCCATGCTCGACCCCGCGATCGACCTGGACGAGTGGACAGCGTGCAACGACCCGGGCGACCTCGCCGACGTGCGCTCGAACATCGCGCTGTGCCTGGAACTGTCGGAGGACGGGAAGCACGCGACGCTCGTCGCTGCGGGGGTGCTGCCCGACGGCCGGGTGCGCATCGAGGTCGTGGACACGTGGACGGACACGGCGACGCTGCGGCAGAAGCTGCCCGCGCTCGTGCGGCGGATCAAGCCGCGCAAGGTCGGGTGGTTCCCGGACGGGCCCGCCGCGTCCGTGGCGGCCGATTTGGGCGAGCGCAAGGGATGGCCGCCGCCCGGCGTGGCGGTCGAGGCGATCCGGCGCGAGGTCGCGGCGGTGTGCATGGGCTTCGCGGAGCAGGTCACCTCGGGCGAGATCGCGCACTCGGACGACCCGCTGCTGAACGCGCACGCCGTCTCGGCGGAGCGGCAGAGGCGCGGCGACACGTGGGTGTTCGTCCGGCGCGGCACCGGCCATTGCGACGGGGTCTACGCCGCGGCCGGCGCCGTGCATTTGGCCCGCACGCTGCCGCCGCCGGTGGGCAAGCCGCGGCTGCTGACGGCGAGGCGCGACACGACGTAAACCTGCACGCTTGCGTATATACGCAAGCGTTCATATAGGCTGCGCGACGTGGGATGGTGGCGAACGCTGTTCCGGGCGGCGCAAGCGCCGACACTGGACCGGAACGAGACCGCGGTGCGGTTCTCGGTGCCCATCGACCCCAAGGCACCGCTGGACTCGCTGCTCCGGCGCGTCGACGGGCTGTCGGCTCCGGTGGGCCGGGCGCGGGCGCTGTCGGTGCCTGCCGTGCTGCGCGGCCGGAACCTGCTGTGTTCGATCGGGACGCTGCCGCTGGTGACGCGCGACAAGAACCGCGGACTGGTCCGGTCCCAGTTGCTCGAGCAGATCGACCCGGCCACCGCGAACGTCGTCACGCTCGCGCAGACGGTCGAAGACCTGGTGTTCGAGGGCATCAGCTGGTGGCGGGTCCTCGACCGGACCCCGGCCGGATTCCCGCGCTCGGCGGTGCACCTCGACCACGACACGGTGTCGATGCAGCCGCCGCCCGGGTTCCCGCGGCTCGACCGGACCCTGCCGTCCGGCGTCCACTTGCCGGGCGGGGTGGTGTGGGTCAACGGCGAGGCGGTGTCCGGACGGGACGTGATCCGGTTCGACTCGCCGAACCCGCCGTTCCTGGTCGCCGCGGCGCGCGCGATCCGGCGCGCGATCCTGCTGGAGCAGGCCGCCGCGATGTACGCCAATGACCCCCGGCCGAGCGACTATTTCACCCCGGCCGACGGCGCGGACCCGATCGAAGACGACGAGGTCGAGGAACTTCTGTCGGAGTGGCAGGAAGCGAGGCGGACGCGCACCACCGCCTATGTTCCGGCCGCGCTGTCGTACTCGGTTGTCCAGTCGCCGACGCCTGCCGACTTGCAGCTGGTCGAGCTGCAGCGCCAGGTGACGGTCGAGATCGCGAATGCGTTCGGGCTGGACAGCGAGGACTTGCAGGTGTCGACCACCAGCCGGTCGTACGCGAACGTCATCGACCGTCGCCGCGACCGGATCAATGACGTGCTGGCGCCGTACATGCTCGCGATCACGGACCGGCTGACGATGAACGACGTCACGCGGCGCGGCCAGACGGTCGCGTTCGACCTGGACAACTACCTCAAGTCGAACCCGACCGAACGGTGGGCCACCTATCAGACCGGGCTGGCGAACCACGTGCTGTCGGTGCCGGAGGTCCGCGAAATGGAGGGGCTTCCGGCTGTTCCGGTCGAGCCCGCACCGAGTCCACAGAGGACACAACCGCCGCAGGAGACACAGGAGACCGGCATGTCCCTCACCTACCCCAAAGGCATCGACGAGTACGTCAACCGCGAGCGCATCACCGCGCATTTCAACGAAGATCGCGGCACGACGCGGATCACGTTCGACGTGTCCGCCGCCGAGGCGCGGTTCTCGGTCGATGCGGAGAAGCGCACGGTGTCCGGGCTGCTCGTGCCCTGGAGCAAGACGGCGTGGTCGAACTACGCCAAGTGGTCGTTTTCGAAGGACAGTCTGAAGTGGACGGATGCGTCCCGGGTGAAGCTGAACCGGGAGCACGACCGCGCGCAGGCCGTCGGCTACGCGCTCAAGCTCGAATCCACCGACGAGGGCTTGGTGGGCACGTTCAAGATCGCACGCGGCGCGGCCGGTGACGAAGTGCTGTCGCTGGCCGAGGACAAGGTGCTCGACGGGTTCTCGATCGAGGCCGATTTCGAGGACGGCTCGTGGGGGCGCGACCCCGACGACGACATGGTGCGGCTCGTGTCGAGCGCGCGCCTGGTGGGCACGGCGATCACCGCGGCCCCCGCATTCGATGACGCCCGAGTCACGAGCGTCGCAGCAAGCAGGAAGGGAACCGAGATGACTGGCGAGCCGAAGGGCAAGCAGGAGACCCCGGCTGCCGCGCCGGATGCCGCGACGGTCGCGGCTTTCACCGCCGCTGTCGAGGCGTTCACCAACCAGAACGGCAAGTTCGCCGACGCGATCGCGAACCTGGTCGAGCAGCAGCAGGGCGGCGAGCGGCCCGAAGTCATCGACCCGACGAAGCGGACCGCGCAGTTCCACGTGAACGAGGCTCCGCTGTACCGGTTCGACGGCTCGCGCGGCGAGCACGATTTCTCGACCGACGTCATCGCCATGTCGAAAAAGGACCACGAGGCAGAGGCGCGCGTGGTCGACTGGATCAAGGACAACTTCGCGCCGTCGGCCGCGTTCGTGAAGTCGAGCGACGTCGGTTCGCTGAACCCGGCGCGCCAGCGGCCCGACCTGTACGTGGACGAGCTGCAGTACCCGACGCCGCTGTGGGACTCGATCAACAAGGGCACGCTGGACGACAACACCCCGTTCGTGCTCCCGAAGTTCGCCGCCTCCGGGAACCTGGTCGACGACCACACCGAAGGCGTCGAGCCCACGACCGGCACGTTCACCACCACCTCGCAGACCATCACCCCGTCCGCCGTGTCGGGCAAGGTGGAGATCACGCGGGAGGCGTGGGACCAGGGCGGCAACCCGCAGCTGTCGGTCATTCTGTGGCGGCAGATCGTGCGGAAGTACTACGAGGCTTTGGAAGAGGCGTCGGCGGCGCTGCTGCAGTCGCTCGCCCCTGCCACGATCACGCTGACCGCTGGTGCCGTCGACAAGGCGCTGGGGTCGGAGGTCAAGAAGGCGCTGGCGGCGCTGCAGTTCGTGCGCGGCGGGTTCCGGTTCCGGGATTTCAAGCTGGAGCAGGGCCTGTACACCAACCTCGCGGACGCGAAGGACGACAACGGCCGTCCCCTGTACCCGATCCTCAACGCGCAGAACGCCGACGGCACCGCGTCCCCGTTGTTCGCCGCGCTGTCGATCGCCGGGCTCGCTGGCGTTCCGTCGTGGGCCCTGCCGTACACCGCCGGGTCGCCGAGCAATTCGTACCTGTACGACCGCGAGGACGTCCACGGCTGGGCCAGCGCGCCGCAGCGGCTCGACTTCGAGTACCGCGTGGCGTACGTCGACATCGGCGTGTGGGGCTACAAGGCGCTCGCCTGCACCCGCGTGGACGGCGTGCGCCGCATCGCCTACGACACCACGGCCGCCTGATGTCCGCGCGGAAGCAGTCCTCGGCGGCGGTGCCCGCCGCCGAGGAACCGGCGGCAGCGAACCCGGCCGCCGTCGAGGCCTCGGCGACGGTCGAACCGGCCGCGGCGACGCCACCGGCGGCCGTCGAGCCGGGCGCCAGCGACGAACCGCCGTCGGATCCCGACACTCTGCCCGCGGCTCCGCCGCCGGGTCCCGAGTGGATGGTGCCGACGGACGACGGATGGGTGCCGGAGCACGCGCTGCGGCAGCAGAAGTAAGAGGGGAGGTGAGCGGGGATGGCGTGGAAACCGGATTACGCGACGGCGGCCGAGCTGGCGGAGTACGTGCGCACCGGCACGGGCGAAGTCGCGGACGACGCACAGCTGGCGCTCGCCGTCCACGCTGCCTCCCGCGCGGTCGACCGGTTCACGCACAGGCAGTTCGGCCAGTCCGATGCCGTCGAGCCGCGGTTCTACAGCGCTCGGTGGTCGGCCTACCGGGACACGTGGCTGGTCCGCATTGACGACGTGATGGTGGCGCCGGACGAGGTCGCGACCAACGCCGGAGGCGATGTCTGGTCGGTCGTGCCGAACCCGCGGCTGTTGGACGCCAACGCGCCGGCCGAAGGGCGGCCGTGGACGCGGCTGCAGTTGCCGAGCACGGTGGACGCGGTTCCGCCGGACGGGGTGCGGGTGACTGCGCGGTTCGGGTGGGTCGCGGTGCCGGACACGATCAAAGAGGCGACGTTGCTGCAAGGGTCGCGGCTGCTCGCCCGGCGAGACAGCCCGTTCGGCGTGGCCGGTTCGCCGGACGTCGGCTCGGAGCTGCGGCTGCTGGCGAGGCTCGATCCGGACGTCGAGGTGATGGTGGCCGCGTACCGCCGCACCGCGAAGCAGACGGGGTGAGGGCGTGAACCTCGCGACCGTCATGGACGAGATGGGCCAGGCGCTCGCCGCGCTCGACGGCCTGAACGTGTTCCCCTTCAGCGCGAAGCGGATCACCCCGCCCGCGGCGATCGTGGGCTGGCCGGATCCGCTCACCTACGACGCGGCGATGCAGCGCGGCAAAGACCGGTTCACGTTCCCGCTGTACGTGGTCGTCGGCAACGTCGAGGCGCTGTCGGCGCGGAACCGGCTCGCCGCCTACCTCGACGGCGCCGACGAGCGCAGCGTCAAGGCGGTGCTGGAGCGCCACGAGTTCACCTCGTGCGACTCGGTGCGCGTCACCGAGGCGACCGTGGACGCCTTGACGCTGGCCGGGGTCGAGTACCTCGGCGCGATTTTCCAGACCGATGTGATTGGACCCGGAGGTACCTGATGGCTGTGCACGGCAAGAACGCTGTCGTGAAGATCAACACGACGGATATCAGCCAGTACTGCAACTCGGTGTCGTCCAAGCGATCCGCGGACTCCCACGACACCACGACGTTCGGCAAGAGCGCCCACACGTATCAGGGCGGGCTGCTGGACGGAACGGCGTCGCTCGAAGGGTTTTATGAGAGCGGCGCGACCGGACCGAAAACCGCGCTGGAGAGCGTGCTCGGCCAGACCGTCGATTTCGTCTACCAGCCGGAGGGAACGGGCTCGGGCAAGCCGCAGCAGTCCGGCGACGCGGTGGTGACCTCGTACGAGGAAACCACTCCGGTCGCCGACATGATCACGTGGAAGGCCGAGCTGCAGCTGTCCGACACGTTCGCGACCAGCAATCAGTCCGCCTGACCCTGAAAGGACTGTCCATGATGGACAAGCAAGCACTGTTCGCGAAGCGTCTGGAAGAGCGGGACGTCGACGTCCCCGGAGTCGGCACTGTCCGCGTCCGGAGCCTGTCGCGTGCCGAAGCACTCTCGTTGCGCGGCAAGGAAATGGGCGCGGTGAAGATGGAGCGCGTGTTGCTGAGCCTGGCGATGGTGCACCCGCGGTTGACCGAGGACGAGGTCAAGCAGTGGCAGGAAGCCGCCCCCGCCGGAGAGCTGAACACGGTGCAAGAGGTGATCCTCGACCTGTCCGGCATGAACAAGGAGGCGGCTAAAAGCGACGTGGCTGAGGCTGGAGACTGACTCCGAAGCCGAGTTCGAGTTCTACCTCGCCGACCGGCTCGGCCGGACGGTCGCGGAGTTGCGGGAATCGCTGTCGCAGAAGGAATTTATGGAGTGGGGCGTCTACTTCGGACGGAAAGCGCAGCGGCAGGAAATGGCGATGAAGTCGGCGAAACGGAGGTGAGCGCGTCGTGGCCGAGGAACCGATCCGGGTCGAGGGCTGGCGGGAGCTGTCCCGCTCGCTGCGGCGCGTGAACACCGAGCTGCCGAAAGGGCTGCGGCTCGCCGCGAACTCCGCCGCGCAGCTGGTCGTGAACGAGGCGAAACCGCGGGTGCCGGTCGGGCCCGGCAAGGGCGGGCACGCCTCGTCCTCGATCAAAGCCGCGTCCACTCGCACCGCGGCGCGCGTGCAGGGCGGCGGCGCGAAGTATCCCTACTACCCGTGGTTGGACTTCGGCGGGAAGGTCGGCCGGAAGAAAGCCGTGTCGCGGCCGTTCATGAAGACCGGCCGGTACCTGTGGAAGAGCTACGCCGACCAGCAAGAGCGGGTGGCGCAGAAGCTCGATGACGCGCTCCGGAGCGTGGTCGAGGGCGCCGGAATCGGGGTGCAGTAATGGGAAACCTCGGGCCTACGGTCAAGCTGGTGTTCGCCGGGGACGCGTCGCAGCTCGACAAGACCATGGAGCAAGTCGGCAACTCCGGCGACAAGATGGTCAAGCAGTTCAGCTTGAAAAGCGCCGGCCTCGCCGTCGCGGGCGGCGCGGCCGCGCTCGGGCTCGCGAGCGCGTTCGAGCAAAACCTCGACATCGGCGCAGCGAACGCGAAGCTGGAAGCGCAGATCGGCGCGGGCAGCCAGATGGCGGCCGACGCCGGGCAGATCGCCGGGAGCCTGTACGCCGACGCCTACGGCGACAGCCTGGAGTCGGTGAACGACGCGGTCAAGATCGTGCTGCAGTCCGGCGCGGTGATGGAAGACGCCTCGAACGAGCAGATTCAGTCAATCACCGGCAACGCGCTGTCGCTGTCGAAGGCCTTCGGCGTCGACGTGCAGGGCTCGATGAACGCCGTCGCGCAGCTGATGCGCACGGGGCTCGCGCCGGACGCCGAGACCGCCATGGACGTGATCACCCGCGGTTTCCAGCAGGGGGTCGACAAGGGCGGGGACTTCCTGGACACGCTCAACGAATACGGGACGCAGTTCCGCAAGCTGGGTTTGGACGCGACGGCCGCTACTGGCCTTATGTCGCAAGGGCTTTCAGCCGGTGCGCGTGACGCTGACATCGTGGCCGACGCGCTCAAAGAGCTGTCCATCCGCGCGGTCGACGGCAGCAAGACCACTGTGGACGCTTTCACGTCACTCGGTTTCGGCGCGGACCAGATGCGGGACCGGTTCGCGCAAGGCGGGCAGGCCGCGTCTGGTGCGCTCGACCAGCTGCTGGACAAGCTGCGCGCGGTGCAGGATCCGGCCGAGCGAACCAGGATCGCGGTCGAGCTGTTCGGCACGCAGGCCGAAGACCTCGGGAACGCCCTCTTTGCGCTCGATCCGTCGAGCGCCGTTGCGGCGATGGGCAACGTGAAGGGCGCGGCACAGCAGGTGAACGACACGCTGAACGATACCGCGCAGAACAAAATCACTGCGCTGCAACGAGGTTTCCAGAACTGGACCAATGACCTCGTGTCCACGCGCGGCCCGCTCGGCGACATCGCGGGCGGGCTCGTCGCGTTCGGGCAGCCCGCGCTCGACATGGCCTCGAACATCGGCATGATGGCATTGGCGTTCAAGGGAATCGGGCTGTCGCTGTTCACCAGCGCCATTCCCGCGGTCTGGTCTTTCACGGCCGCGCTGCTCGCGAACCCGATCACGTGGGTAGTGATCGGGATCGCCGCGCTGATCGCGGCGATCGTGCTGATGATCACCCACTGGGACAAGGTGAAGCAGGTCGTCGGGATCGTGGTCGACTGGATCGTGGCCCGCTGGCGTGACGCGACCGGCTGGATTGGCGGGATCGCGGAGAAGATCGGAAATTTCCTCGGCGGAATGTGGGACGGCGTGAAGACCGGTGCGAAAGCTGCCCTGAATTGGGTGATCGATCGCCTGAACGACGGAGTACGGCTGCTTAACGGCCTGATCCACGGCGTCAACAAGGTCACGGGCATTGTCGGGATTCCGGGGATCCCGGACATTCCTTACATCCCGAAATTCCACACCGGCGGCGTGGTTCCCGGCGCGCCGGGTTCCGAAATGCTCGCGATTCTGCAGGCCGGTGAAACCGTGATCCCGGCGGGCGGTTCGGTGCGCAGCAGCGGTGCGACAGTGTCCTTCCGCGGCAACACTGACAGTGCGTTCGCGTCGGCGTTCATGCGCCTGGTGCGAACCGGCGCAATCCAGGTGTCGTGATGGCCGTTGACTTTCTGCCGGAGATTCCCGGCTCGCAGGTGCGCGTGGAAATCGCGTGGGGTGCGCTCATGCTGGACTACAACGGGTTTTCCTGGCAGTGGTCCGACGTCACCGAAGACGTTCTGTTTGACGAGGGCATCACCACGACCAGCGGCCGCAACGACGAGGCATCCACGAGTCAACCGACGTCGATCAAGCTCAAGCTGGACAACCGCGCGAACCGCTACAGTCTCGGCGGGATCTCGCCGAACAGTCCGAACGTCCGGCGCAACGTGCCAGTGCGGGTGAGCATAGATCTGGCCGACGGCAAAGGATTCCGGACCGTGGCGCAGGGCTACGCGGACGGATTCTCGCCGGAGTGGCGCGACGGCACCGGCCGCATTCCAATCGTGAGCCTGTCCGCGTCCGGGCTGCTGCGGCGGCTGCTGCAAGGCTCCGACCCGCTCCGGAGCGCGCTGTACCGGTGGCACACGCTCGCGATCCTCTACAAGCCAGTGGAGTACTGGCCGCTGGAAGAGGACAAGACCGCGTCCGCCGGGATTTCGGAGACCGGCGGGGTTCCGGCCTGGATCGTGCCGCTTGTGTCCGGCGGTGTGAGCTACGGGAAATCGGACTGGGGCGGCGACACGGACAACGTCGCGACAGCGCGCGCCGTGAAGTTCTCCGCTGGTGCGTCGCTCTACTGCAAGGTGGCGGACCCGTCGAAGTTCCCCGGCGGCGATTCGGGTATCTGGGCAGCGTCGTGGCTGATGCGCTACACCTCGATTTCCGGTGCGCGCGTGTTCATTCAGACGGTCGGTGCGAACCGGTTCGGCATCGCGCTGCAGTTCTACACCGACGGCTCGGTGGACGTGTTTGTCACTCAACCCGGGGTGTCGGACGTCAAGTGGGGCACGCTGTCGCAGGGCGATTTCGTTTACTGGGACGACGTTTGGCACTCGTGGCAGATCACTGTGGACCAGACGAACCCGAACACGACATGGAACATCTTCCGCAACGGACAGCTGGCGCTCACGATCCAAAGCCCGTTCCTGCCCCGCGGAGTGCCGTCCGAAATCCGGTTCGACTCCAGTCCCGACCCGGGCCACACCGAGGACCCGGTCACGGTCGGGCACGTCGCGATCTGGGACCACGACCCGATTTTCGGTGCCGAGTACGCGCAGGCGATCTACGCCTACGCCGGAGAGAACGCCGGACTGCGGATGATCCGGCTTGGCACGGAGCAGGGGTTCAACGTCAACGTGGTCGGCACAGTCGGCGCGCAGATGGGCCCACAGCAGCCGAAGTCGGTCGTGGAACTGCTGCGCGAGTGCGAAACCGCGGACCAAGGCGTGCTGCTCGACGGCCTGGACGCCGGGCTCACCTACATCACGCGCGGCGAACGGGAAAACGCGCCGGTGGACCTGGCGCTCACCGCGGACCAGCTCTACCCGCCGTTCGAGCCGACAGACGACGACCAGCGCAACCGCAACCGCGTGACCGCGAGCATCACCGGCGCGTCCTCGAAGTACACGCACGAGGACAGCACAGGGCCGCTCGGCACCGCCGCTATCGGCGTCTACGACGACAGCATCGACGTGAACATCCATGACCTGAGCCTGGTGCGCGACTACGCCAGCTGGGCCGTGCACCTCGGCACCGTCGAGGGCTACCGGTATCCGTCGCTCGCGGTCAACCTTCGAGCCGCGCCCGCGCTCGCCGGCCAAATCCTCGAGCTTCGGCCGTCGGCCCACCTGACCGTCGCCAACGTCGCCGACACCATCGCCGGACTGCCGGACGACACGGTCGGCGTGCTCGTCGAAGGCACCGAGCACGTGATCTCGCCGCGCAGCTGGATATTCACCGGCCGATGCAGCCCGGCCGCGCCCTGGAATATCGCCACCGTCGCCGACGAGACCGGCGACACCGACCCGACCGTGTTCCGGCTCCGGAGCGACGGCAGCAAGCTGCCACTGCCCTCGTACGTCGACGGCACGGTGGTTTTCGGCACGACGCAAGAGCCCGACATCACGCTGTCACCGGCGATCCCTGAAGCAGCCGCGGCCGGGGACACGCTGTTGCTGTTCGTCGCCTGGAGCGGCACCGGCTCACCGGCTACCCCGGCGGGCTGGACGCTGCTGTCCGGCCCGGCCCCGAACATGCGCCTGTACTCCAAGACGCTCGGCGGCGGCGAGTCCGCGCCGTCGGTCGCGTTCACCGGCATGACGACCGGTGCCGGGCTCGGCGCGCGGATCGGCGCGTTCCGTCACGTCGGCGCACTGCAGTCGTGGACCGACCAGGCCAACGCCTCGACGCAGGACATCGCATGGCCCGGCGTCGACCGCTACGAAGCTCCGGCCCTGCTGCTGGCGCTGGGCTGGAAAGCCGCCGACTGGAGCGGTGTCCAGCCCGTCCCGGGATGCGTGGACATCGGGCAGGCCGCGACAGAGGGCACGCCGGGTTTCGGTTTCACGTGGGTGTACGTCGTCGCGACCGACCGCGGCACTGGGCAGGTGTTCCCCGACTCGTTCAAGGTCAACGGCGGATCCCCGGCCGTGTCCCGCGGCGCGATCGTGATCTTTTCCGCGGGCGACGTGCCCGCGGGCACCACCAGCCTTGCCGTGCAGTCGCCCGGCGGGATCCCACCGTGGACGACCCGGCCCGACGACTACCCGCTGGCGCTCGACGTCGGCGGGCTCCGGGTGCGCGCGACCGCGTGCACCGCGCCGGCGCCCGGACCTGATCAAGAGCAGACGTTCACCGTCGACCCGTTGCCGGTGAGCAAACCGGCCGGGACCGCGGTGGACGTGTGGGACCCGCCCGTGCTGGGGCTGTGAGGAAAGGAGGAGACGAATGGTGTTCACCGCAGGGCAGAAGGTTCGCGCGTCGGAGCTGAACGCGCTCCGGGGCGGCATCGTGGCGCAGACGTTCTATACGAACGACGGGGCGACCGGCAGCGCTACCGAGGTTGCGGCCGACGCGCAGACGTTCGAGCTCAACGTCAACCAACGATATGAGTTCGAGTGGCAGGCGAATGTTGTTGCGTCGGCACCGAATCCGTATTTCAACGTCCGGTTCCGGATCGCTAGCGGAAGCTCTGCGGACACCAGCAGCCCGATTATCCGTACCTACCTGGTGCCGGTCTGGGGTTCCGGGAAGTTCCATTACATGCAAGTGAATTGCCCTGTGAAGGGCAGCGACCTCGCGGCAATGGGCCTTAGTTCCGGGACGGCGACGGTCCGCGTGTGCGCGTTCATCACGCCCGGGAACGGCGGCGGAACCTGGACGGTCAAGGGCGCAGGCGACGCAGCGCGCCAGATCCTCGTGCGTGTTGCGGGGGAGAACGGATGAACGCGCACGACGACGACCACCGCGCCGACGGCGTCACCATCACCAACCGGGAGATCTACGACCAGGTGCTGCAAACCAAGGCGCTCACCGAAAAGCTCGTGCAGAAAATCGAAGCAATCGAAACCCGCGACCTAGACCACGAGGCCCGAATCCGTTCCCTGGAAAGGAAAGTGTGGATGGCACTCGGCGGCGGAACAACGCTCGGCGGTGCCGCTGGCGCGCTCGCGACGTTCATCATCGGAGGCTGACCATGGCTCGCTGGGCCGACTATTCCGCCGGACGCCCGTCCGGTGCCGCGCTGCGCCGGGCCGGGTTCTCCGGCGTGGTCAGGTACATCGGACTTGGCCGCGAAGGGAAGCAGCTCACTGCCGCCGAATATCGGGACCTGGTCGGCGAGTTCGGCGCGGCCAACGTGCTGCTCGTCGCCGAGGCCGGGACCGCCGACGCGTGGGGCACCGACACCGACGACGACTACGCCCGTGGCGTCGCGTACGGCCGGATCGCGCTGGCCGACGCACGAGCTGCGGGCGTGCCGGATTGGGCTGGTCTCGCGTGCGCCGCCGACGCGCACGCGCAGGCGTTTCAGCTTGATGACGTTGTCCGCTACGCCAGCGGTTTCCGTGACGTGGTGGGGCAGGGCCGTTGTGGCGTCTATGGCTTCTCCGAAACGCTTGGCGTTGTGCACGACGCCGGGATCGGTTGTTGGTACTGGCTCTGCGGTTCCGAGCTGGCGCAGAACGATCCGCGGCGGGCGTGGGTCAACTTATGGCAGCGCAACAGGCCGCCCACCGTGATCAATGTCGCGGGAGTTCCCTGCGACATCAACGAAATTTACCGCGTCCCCCAGACACAGGAGGTACCCGACATGGACGCCACCCAAGCCCGGCAGCTGGCCGAGCTGCATTCCTGGCTTAGCCCGCTTTCGCTGGAGATCGGGCCGAAGAACGCGGATGGCATCGCCCCGCGCTCGAACGCCAAGCCGCTCAACGACATGCTGGCCAACGTGTACGGGATGCTGTTCTTCCCGTCGAACTACATCGCGGCACCGGACGGCAGCCCGATGCCGTCGATCCTGTCGATGGTCGCCAAAGCGGCGTACGGCTCCGGCGTCGACCAGACCGCGATCACGGCCGCCGTCGAGAAGGCCGTCGGCGCGGGACTGGACGATTTCCGCGCGCAGCTGCGCGCGGACGTCGTGGCGGTGCTCGGCGAGGACAATGCCGAGCAGGCCGACGAGATCGTGGCGGCGATCGCCGCTCGGCTCGGCGCGAAACCGGCGGTCGCGCAGTGACCGCCCCGGAGCAGCCGAGGCGCGTCGGCACTGAGCCGGTGAGCGTCGCCGAGGCTGTGCGCCTGGTCCTCGTCGCCGTCGTCGCCATTGGGTGGTGGGTGATCCCGGACCAGACCATCAACGTGATCGTGTCCGCGGTCGGCGCTGTCCTGTCCGTCGCGAGCAGCGTGCTCGTCCGCCGCCGCGTCGTGCCGGTCGCCAAGCTCGACCAGGACTATCCCCTGGCATGAAACCGCCCCGCCACGCGCGCCCTGAGGGAGGGGACGCGTGGCGGGGCGGCGGCTGTGCTGGCTACCAGTCCGACAGTTCTTCCCGGCCGCGATCGGTCAGCATGTACCAGCACTGCGCCCGGGTCGGGTCGGTTTCAGGCCACTCGGTGGCGATCCAACCGAGCCTCTTCATCTCGTCCAGCAGCGGCAGCATGCGGGAACTGCGCAGCCCGGTGTCCTGCCGGAGGGCCGCAGCGGTGAAGCGGGCGTCGGTGCCTCCGATGAGGAACGTCTTCGCCAGCTTGTCCATCTCCCGAGCTGTCCGCATGGCCGCGATTCTACTCGTCGTCGTCCGGTGGCGGCGGGTCTGGAATCCACCTGAACCGGGTCGACCGGTAACCACCGCCGGGCCTGCTCGGCCCGGTCGGCTGCCGTGGCGGGTGGCTCGCTGGAGACCCGTAGACCCGATTGCCTTCCCGCCCGGCCGCCAGGCAGCTGCGCACGTCGCGGCGGTCAGGCATGCCTACTGCTTCCGCTTCGGGTCGGGGCGATCGGGCTGTATGGCCCTGGGTTGCGGAGAGCGGTTCTTCTCCGTTGGGTTGGTCGACCGGTGATCCTTGCCCGATACCTGACTCGTCGGGCTCTTGCCCGCGGTGTTGCGCGGCTGATCCTTCGCCATCTGACTGTCCTCATTCCGTCGTGGAAAAGTGGGCAGCCCGATAGCCCGGTCGTCGCGCCTCGTCGAGGGAAGCGCGCCGCCGGGCGGCATGGGGTCACGGTTGTTATCCGCGGGATCGAGGAGTTAGCAGGGGCGAGAGCTCGATGGCGTTCTGGCCGCCGTGCGGCCGGATCCTCACCTTGTTGCGGAGCAGCAGGCGGCGGATGGTGCCGTACGACGCGCCGTTTTTGTCGGCTAGCGCCTGCATCGAAGCGCCCTTGTCGTACTCACGGATGATCTCCGCGACAGGCAAGTCGGCACGCCTGACGCCCTGACGGATCGGCGGCAGCACCGCGCCCTCTTGGCGCAGCAGCCGCCCGGTCCAGCTCAGCGACAGCCCGTGCTCCCGAGCAATCTCAGTGATCGACTCACCGGCACGCCAGGATTCGATCATCCGGCGGTTTCGCTCGATCCGTTTCGCGCGCGCCTCGTCCGGCGTTTCCATCCGGTGTCCCTGTCCTCGCAGTCTGTTGGATGGGGGCGGTGGTCTTCGGGAGAGGCCACCGCCCCCGCGCCCCGTCCGGCAGGGGCGCACCCGGTGCCGCGGCGTGTCGGGGGATTACCGTCGCGGCATCGGGGGGTCTATTTGCCGCAGGCCCAGAAAGGCTCGCCGCATTCGCCGCACCGGCGGTCTGTCGCCGTGGCGGTCGCTCGGCACGCTTTGCAGGTGAGGCGTATCCGCGTCGGCCGGCGCGGCGGGCCCGGCCGAGCGAAACCCGGCGCTTGACGCAGCCAGTCCGCGAAGAGGAACAGAGGATTGATCCCGCATTCGTCGTCCGCGTGGTGGCGGCGCCGGTAGACGTTGCTTCGGCGTTGTGGCGTTGCCGCGGTCATTGCGCGGCCAACCCTGTGCAGCCGGTGCACCATTCGGCGTCTACGAACCCGCTCATGTCGATCTCGCTGCGCTCGTGGCGTTCCGGGTAGGGGTTGCCGAACGAGCACCACGGGATCAGCCACTGGACCGACGGGTCGGCAAGCTCCCGCTTCCAGTAGCGGTGCGTCGTTTTCCGGTTCCCGGCGGTCGGGTCGGAGTGCACCCGCAACGCCAGCTCCGACGTATGCGGCCCGTGGCGTCGCTGCACTGTCCACGCTTCCACTGCGCCGTCACCTTCTCCCCAGGTCAGTCGTACGGGGCTGGCCCGTACAGCTCGGATGACCTTGCGGCGCGCTCGGCAGATTGACCAGGAATCAGTCCGGCAAAGACCGGCAAACCATCGGCAATTGGTACGCTTGACCAGCAGTTACGTTGCGGGCAGAAGCGGGCAGATGTCGCACGATTGGACTACGCATGGCGGAGGGGCGGCCGGGCCTGCGGCGGGCGCGCGAAGCGAGGAGCATCACGCAAGAGCAGCTGGCCGAGCGCGTGCGGGTCTCCGAGCGGACCGTGCGCTACTGGGAAAGCGGAGAGTCGGCTCCGGCGCTGCATGTGCGGACTCGGCTCGCGAAGGAACTGGGGATCTCCCGGGCAGAGCTTGAGTCGCACATCAACGGCGACAGCGTGCCGGTTTCGCGCGAGCTGTTGCCGAGCGCTTCCGCGCTGCGGCCCGGCGGCAGCTCCGCCGAGGACGACGAGGCATCCGCGCTGGAGCTGTCGCAACGCGTCGCGGCGAGCGACGTCGGCAATGCGACGCTGTGCCAGCTGGAGGCCATCGTGGACGATGTCGCGATCGCCTACGCGACCACGTCGCCGTCGCTGCTCGCGCCGCGGATCCGCGGCTACATCGACTACGTGACCCGGCTCCTGGACGCCCGGATGACCTTGTCCGAGCACCGGCGATTGCTCGTTGTCGGCGGTTGGTTCTCGCTGCTGTCCGCGACGGTGAACATCGACCTCAACCGAACCGCGGCGGCGCGGGCGAGGCTCCGCAACGCGCACGATTTCGCCAAAGACGCGGGTCACGACGAGATCCGCGCGTGGGGATACGAGACGGAGGCATGGCACCTCCTCACCGACAAGGACTACGTCGGTGCGCTCGACCTGTCCCGGCAGGCGCAGGCCTTCGCGCCGCGCGGAAGCTCGATCGAGATCCAGGCGTCCGCGCAGGAGGGGCGCGCGCTGGCGCGGCTCGGCGACCGGCGCGAGATGTACACCGTGCTGAGCCGAGTCGCCACGCTCGTGTCGCCGCTGAAGGTGCCGGACCGGCCGGAGCACCACTACCGGTACGACCCGAACAAGTCCGTCGCCTACATGGCCACGACGCTCGCGTGGGCTGGCGACCCGGCCGCCGAGACCTTCGCGCGCGAGATCATCAAACGGCTAGAGCGCCAGACTCCGGACGGGAAATGGCCGCGGCGCGTCGCCTCGGCGAACCTCGACCTGGCGCTGGCACTGATCTCGACGGACCGGCTAGACGAAGCGGTCGGCGCGACGCGTTCAGCGCTGGCGTCCGGCCGCGTGGTCCCCTCGAACTACTGGCGGGCCGAGGAAGTGGTGGACCAGGTCGAGGCGCGGAAGATGAGCGAGGCGCGCGACCTGCGCGACGCGTACGAAGAGATGCGGCACTCCGGCGCGTCGCGCTGAGCTACCGCGCCACGTCGCCGTCGGTCGCGCATTGGGTCATCAGGTCGAGCTGCAGCGTGAACCGGTCGACGGGCTGGCCCGGCGAGTACCGCGCGATCGTTTCCACGTGCTTGTCGACCTCGTCCATGAGCGCGGCCGCGCCGGCCGAATCAGGATACGAACACCACGCTGGCCGAGCGTCATCCTGCGCGGACGCTGGCAGAGCTGCTTCGCTGGGCGCGGGGTGCGCGTCCTCGTGCGTCGGTGCGGAGTGGACGAAGAGGGCAACGGCGGCGAGCACGCCGACGAGGACCAGGAGGACGACGAGCAACGGTCTCGATAGTCTGCGCGCGTTCATGGTGGCGTCCTCCCTCACCTCGACCCAACCCGACAAATCGCGCTGATCAACGGTGGTGTTACGAGGACGCTGCTGTCCGTGCGTGGGCAAGGCAGTGGTGCGTGACGACATTGGGCCTCCTACCCTGGGGCGGGCGGCACCCTTCGCGGGCTGCCGCGGTGCCGTTTCCGTTGGCAGGCACCAGGTTCCGGCAGGCCACGCCTAAACGACTACCGGCGAGGCATTACTTGCGAGGCCCAGGTGATGATCCACCAGCCAGGCGTCGCGAGGGCGTTTCCGGTGGCGAGAGTGTTGCCGGAGAAGGAAAGCACCGGCATCGTCCAGTGCTGCGCGACCACCGCGAGGATCGCTCCGGCGCGTACCACGTCGAGAAATTTGTCCCGGGTCGCCCTGGTGCCGCGGGTCTGCAGCTGGCTCGTCGTCATGCTGAAGAGCCTGTCGGTTTCCGGGCTCCGAGACAGCGGTGCAGACCACCGAAAACGGGGTTGGGTCAGCAGTAGGCGAAAGGTGGGGTTTGCCCTACCGGG